ACCTACTTTTTCTGTTAATGGCACAATCCATCCACGTCACTCCTAACCCTGTCGTTCTCGAAGGGTATCAGGCAGTACTGAAACCCAGCAAGTTTGGCTATTCGTTGTCGGCTATTGTCGATAGCTCTATGGTTGAGAAGCTGGAAGCTGATCGAGCTGAGTCCATCAAATGGGCTGAGTCGAAGCTGAAGAATCCTAAGCGCAGCACCCTCAAGCCCGAACCTTGGGAAGAGGTAGCTGCTGATCAATACAAAGTCAAGTTCTCTTGGAATGAAGAAACACGTCCGCCCGTGGTGGATACTGAAGGCACCGTCATCACAGATGACAGCACTCCGCTCTATTCCGGTAGTAAAGTTAAACTTGCCTTCCGACAGAAGCCGTATATCCTACGTGATGGTGTCACCTATGGAACCTCGCTCAAGCTTGTCGGTGTACAAGTCGTTGCGCTTAACGGGTCTGCAGGTGTTGACACAGGCGACCTTAATGAAACTGAAGTGGCTGACCTCTTCGGTACAACGCAAGGCTTTAAAGCTTCTGAACCTAATGTAACTCCTTCCTCCACCGATGACGATGACTTTTGATTACAATGTTGAAAAAGATACGAACCTTGGTCTTTATCGAGCTACGCTCACTATTGGGCTACCTGAGATTACAGTTATCCGCCACAAGGCGGACAGGTCAGACTTCAAATATGAGCTACGGCGAGCGGTTTCTGAACTCGTTGAGGAAATCGTAGAGAAGAATCTCGATGACTAAGTTTCGCTCCGGTCTCGAAGAGAAGGTCTCTGATCTCCTCTGCGAGCTGGGAGCGAAGTACGAATATGAATCAACCAAGATCCCATACATCTTACAATGCAACTACACACCAGACTTTCTTTTACCGAATGGTGTCTTCTTAGAAACAAAGGGTCAACTAACGACCGAGGATCGAAGGAAGATGAAAGCAGTGAAACAGATGCATCCAGACTTAGACATTCGATTCGTCTTTCAAACTCCCTATAATAAAATCTATAAGGGAGCCAAACAAACTTACGCCCAATGGGCAGACAAGAACGGCTTCCCATGGGCAGCGTATCATTCGATCCCTATTGAATGGCTGACTTAGAATCTGAATTTGTAAGGCACGAGCCTTGCACCAACTGTGGCTCGTCAGATGCTAATTCTTTATATTCTGACGGTCACACTTTTTGTTTTTCTTGCAACACATATTCGCACGTAGAATATGATCACACTCATCAATCCCACCGCTCTGTTATGCTACAAGGTTTTGCGAAAGCGCTACCCAAACGTGGTCTATCGGAGAAAACGTGTGAGAAGTACAAAATCTACAGAGATGGTGAAACTTTAAGGTTCCACTATTTCAATGAAGACGGTGTTCTTCAGGGTGCTAAGATCAGAACCAAAGACAAAATCTTCACCTATGAAGGACAACAATCGGGCTGCTTATTCGGGCAGCATTTATTCCCAGCCTCCGGTAAACGCATTGTCATCACGGAGGGCGAGCTTGACGCAGCTAGTTGCTTTGAGGCAATGCCTGGTTGGCAAATGGTCTCTATCCCTACAGGAGCAGCATCAGCTAAGAAAGCTGTGCAACGAGCTATTCCATTCCTCCAGGGTTATGAGGAGATTGTCCTGTTCTTCGACAATGACGAACCGGGCTGTAAGGCAACTGAGGAGGCGTGCAGCGTCCTACCACCTGGGAAGACGAAGATTGCACGACTGGAAGCATATAAGGATGCTTCAGAGGCGCTTCAGGCAAAGGATGCGGAAGCCATAAGACGTGCGATCTGGGATGCTAAACCCTATAGACCCGATGGCATTGTAGATGCTAAATCTTTACTCGAACTTGTTACAACTCCACTACCACCATCAGACCATGACTACCCATTCGAAGGACTGCAGCGACTCCTACACGGTGTGCGATATGGAGAGCTTGTTACCATTACTGCAGGATCTGGTATCGGCAAGTCCTCATTCTGCAGGGAACTTGCGACTCACTTTCTACAAGCAGGAGAGCGGGTCGGTTACATTGCTCTTGAAGAATCGAACCGACGTACTGCTCTCGGTCTGATGTCTTCAGCTGTAGGTAAGAGCCTACACCTTGGAGAACATGACCACGATACACTGACTAAAGCTTACGATTCCACCATTGCTAAATGGAACTTGTTTCTTTATGATGGATTCGGAAGTGTCGATCCTGATATCATTTACAACCGTATTGAGTACCTTGCTACTGGGCTTGATACTAAGGTTATTTTCTTAGATCACCTGTCTATCCTTCTCTCTGGTCTCGATGGAGACGAGCGACGAATGATTGACCAAACCATGACTAAACTACGTTCACTTGTTGAGCGCACAGGCATTGCGCTATTTCTTGTTTCCCACCTCAAGCGTACAACCAACGATCAAAACCAT